TGAACAAGTTAAGGAGGTAATCAATGCCCAAGACATCGGCTAAGTCGCTTAAAACCAAAGCGGCATACAACAAGAAACCAAGCGTGCAAGCTAAGCGCGTGGCTCAGAACAAAGCACGACGACACGCTATAGCAAAAGGTACAGTTACGAAGGGAGACGGTAAAGACGTTGACCACAAGAAACCTTTAGCTAAGGGCGGTAGTGCCAAAGACTCAAACACTAGGGTAGTTACCCAAAAAGAAAACAGAGGGTGGCGCGCGAAAAACCCGGAGATGTACAAAAAAGGGAGAAAGTAAATGATAGCAAACGATAGGCAAGTCAGCGGTGCACACTACCAGACTGAGATACAGCCTTGGGACTTTATAGTCGCAAACAAACTCGGTTACTTGGAGGGCAACATCATTAAGTACGTGTGTCGCTACAAAGAAAAGAACGGTATTGTAGACCTACATAAGGCACAGCACTACTTAGAGAAGTTAATCGAGGAGACAGAACATGTTGGTTTGGAAAAAGAAGAGGGCGCTAGTACTTAAGGTCAAAGAACCGGACAAGATACTCAATGTTATAACGTCAGCAAAGACGATAAAAGTAAAAGGGGAAACGTTAGTAGCAGTACCCCACAAGATGGACGAAACCAAGGTGCTACGCAGCTTAGGATTTGACGCACCGGCGCCGATAAGGCACCACTACGAGTGGCCGGGTAGGTTTAAACCCTTTAAGGCTCAGCTAGAAGCCGCAGCTTTTCTATCTATGTACAAGCGAGCGTTCAACTTAAGTGAATTAGGTACGGGGAAATCGTTAGCGTCTTTATGGGCGTACGACTACCTACGTAGTATAGGCGATGCAGAGAAATTATTAGTCATAGCTCCGCTGTCTACGTTGGAACGAACATGGGCAGACGAGTTGTTTAACCACTTTCCACACCTGACGTTCTCAGTTGTGCATGGGACAAGAGAAAAGCGCAAGAAGCTACTCGCCCTAGATGTGGACGTGTACATTATTAACCATGACGGTGTCGCTATAATCGAAGAAGACCTTCGTACTAGGCCCGACATCGGTCTAGTTGTTGTAGACGAGATTGCTCAGTGTGCAAGAAACGCGGGTACTGATAAGTGGAAAGTAATTAACACAATAGTTAATAGGCATACACCAAAGCGTGCCTGTTGGGGTATGACGGGCACACCGACCCCTAACGCTCCAACTGACGCATGGGCTCAGTGTAAGTTGTTGGTACCTGAAAAGGTTCCGCCTTACTTCAATAGGTTCAAGATGCAAGTGATGCGACAGATAACTCAGTTTATATGGCAACCTAAACCCGATGCGTTAGACATGGTCAAAGAGGTTATGCAACCGTCAGTTAGATTCACTAGGGACGAGTGTGTAGACCTACCCCCTCTAATGTACGAGACCCGACAAGTAAGTTTAACCAAGGAACAGAACAAGGCCTACAACGAAATGCTTACCCGCTTGCGGACTCAAGCAGACAGTGGTGCCATCACAGCAGTTAACGAAGCGGTTAAGTTAGGCAAGTTAATACAAATAGCGTGTGGTGTTGTCTACGCCGATGACGGTACTGAGGTGACTATACCTTCTAACCCACGCATCCAAGAAACAAAAGATATTATCAGCGCGGCTGAAGGTAAAGTAATTGTGTTCGTACCTTATGTATCGTCAGTCAAGATGGTCTCGAGGGAACTAGCTAAGCACTTCACGGTAGAAACTATTTACGGTGGAGTTAGTAAGAACGAGCGCGACCGTATATTCGGAGACTTCCAAAAAGGGAAAGACCTTAAGGTTATAGTAGCCCAACCGGCTGCGATGTCACATGGTCTGACCCTGACAGCGGCTAGTACTATCGTTTGGTACTCGTGCGTAACATCTAACGAAACATTCGAGCAAGCTAATGGTCGTATCAACAGACCGGGGCAGAAAATGAATAACTTTATCATCATGCTTGAGGGGACAAAAGTCGAGAAACGTATGTACGCAAGGCTCAAGAACAAACAAAAAATGCAAGGTGCGTTGCTTGATGAAATAAAAGCACACAGAGGCGAACATATAGCTTGACACGTTCGTACTAGTAGGGTATTCTTGTACTCTCTTGAACACATACGGAAGGATTTAGACTTATATGAACTTACTTAGACCGGAAGAAGTTTCGGAAAAATTAGGAATTACGAAGGGCGCTTTACCGGCTCTACGTAGGCGTGAAGTTAGTTTTCCCCAACCTATAAGAGTCTCTCAAAAGGTTCTTCGTTGGGACGAAGATGACATCAACAGTTGGTTAGTAAACAAAAAGGAGAGCAGTAATGGCAAAAGCGAGTGAAATGGATGATGGTTCTTTATTGAAACTATTCATCGCACTGCGCGACCGTAGAGCCCGAAGAAAAGCGGACTACAATGCGGACGATGCAGGAGACAAAGATAAACAGAACAACATTGAAGTAGAGTTCCTAAAACGTTTTAACGAACGGGGTATAGACAACGTGTCCTCCAAGGACTCAGGTACGGCGTATCGCTCCACAAGAGTATCGGCATCAGTTGCTGACTGGGACGCTTTGCTTGAACACATCAAAGCGGATAACGCATGGGAGATGTTGGAACGTAGGGTTAACAAGACGGCTGTACTTCAATACAAAGAAGAAAACGAAGACTTACCACCCGGTGTGAACTGGAACGAAACCCAAGTGGTTAACTTTAGGCGTAAGTAATATGAGCGACATGATTGAATTAGACGCAGGCTTACCTGCACACCTAAAAGACACTTTCAGTGGTACTAACCCGTTCGCAGCGGCAGGTAGCACGGAAGGGTTCAAACAACTTACAATTAAATCACCATCGTTCTACGTGAGTAGTAACGGAATGAGAGAAGAAATAGGAGTGGACACGTTAGACATAGTGATACTAGCGGCGAACCCCAACAAATCTAAAGTGTACTACGCTGATGGGTTTGAAGACAGTGGTTTCGTTAAGCCTACATGTTACTCCAACGACGGGGCTGCTCCTTCGGATAACGCTGATGCACCTCAATCTAAGAAGTGTGCCATCTGTCCTCACAACCAGTGGGGCTCACGCATAACCGACAAGGGTGGTAGAGGTAAACTATGCTCAGACTCTATGCGACTGTGCGTTACCCCTTTCGATAACGTAGGTGAGCCGATGCTACTTAAGGTAACGTCGTACGCACTGAAGACCCTAGGGCAATACGGTGCGCAGTTATCCAAGCGTGGTGTTGACCCTAAGTACGTAGTAACTCAGCTAGGATTTAATTCCCAAGGTGACTACCCATCGCTGACGTTCAAAGCAATACGCTTCGTCGAAGAAGATGAGTTAAAAAAGATAGACGAACTAGTCAAGACAGAGAGCGAAACCATCGATAAGATTATCGGTGTAGTTGACTCCCCGATTGATAATGTAGGGGGGTTCGCGATAGCCCCTAAGGTAGAAGAAAAGGCTGAAGAAGCGCCGGTGAAGGTTGAGCCTAAGCCGGAAGTAAAAAAGGAACCGGAAGAACCTAAGCCAAAAGCTAGTGTAGAAGACTTCGACGACATAGAAGAAGCACTAGATAACTTAGATTTTGACGATTAACATTCAAGTAAAAAAGGAGAAACACCATGGCTGAAATAGCTAATTATTCGTTTAACAACGTAAAAGTAATGTGGACTAAACTGCAAGCAGACAAACCCGAAGCACCATACCAAGGGGAAGGCACTAGTAATTGGACAATCCAAGTGGTACTAGACGACGCTCAAGCAGACAAGTACAAAGACACGGGCTTATTCCCTAAGTTCAAGAGAAACCAAGAACACGACCTAGTACTAGAAGACGGGCTTAAGCAAGTGAAGCTTAAGAAGTCATCTACGTTTGGTGTAGGCGGTAAACCGAAGCGCCCTGTAGTAGTTGTAGACATCTACGGCAACCCGATAACTGACCTTATAGGTAACGGTTCGGTTTGTAATGTGCAGTGTTCAGCACACGTTTGGTCAAGAGACGGTAAGCAAAACACGTCACTAGAACTACAAGCGGTACAAGTTGTAGAGTTAGTAGTCTACGACGAAAACGGTGGCGGTGATGACGAAGTAGAACTAAAATTCGACTTCCAGAAGCAAAAGAAGGTTGACATTAAAGACGTTAAAGCCCCAGTAGAAACGGACAACATCAACGAAGCCCTAGATGGTTTAGACTTCGACGACTAAGTGCGGTAATACGGAAGCCGGGGTTCGCCCCGGTTTTTTATGCTCTATAAAAAGTCCACCGTGGACTTTTTAAACTAACTAGGTGGAACATGGGGATTCAACAATTTTTAGAATTAGTACTACCGGACAGCGGGGCGAAGATAATAGCCTTAGCTACACCAACAGGCAAAGGTGGCGTTTGGTTTAAGTACAAGAAGTACGATAGCGCTAAGGACGCGGCGCTAGCAGCTGAGTTCTTCGACGACCAAGGTGAGACAGTTTACTTCGCAGTGAACTCTTTTGGTGATTGGTACGACGATGAACGAAAAAAGAAGAAGCGCATACGAACCCAAGAAAACGTGGTGGCGTGCCGTTCGTTGTTCGACGACTTCGACGTTGGTGGCGACGGTAAGAAAAAGTACGCTACTAGGGAAGAAGCGCTAGCAGATATCGTTCAGTTAGCCAAGGTGTTACAACTTACCCCTACGATAACTTCGTCGGGCGGTGGGTACCACTGTTACTTCTCGCTAGATGAAGACGTTACCTCAGATGTATGGAAGGAACTGTCTGCTCTCAAGAGGGACGTCACGACTCATATGGGGCTAAAGGCTGACAGGGCTGTTGACATGGATAGCGCTCGGATACTACGACCGGTCGGTACTCATAACCGTAAGACTAACCCTCCCGTTGAGGTTAAGTTAGTCAAGCTAGGTAAGCAGTACCCTGCGGAAACAATACGTGAAAAACTCCAAGGGTACATCAAGGACAACGACGTACAGCCTGCGCCTACTAACAACTATGACAAGAGTAAAGGGGCTAACCCGTTCGCTGCGGCGCTAGGAGATTACCCTACGGCAGACGCCAATGTAATTGCAGAGCACTGTAAGGCTATCCGCGAGTTCCGCGATAAGAAAGGTGACATACCTGAGCCTCATTGGCACAGAGCCATTGGTGTGGTTAAGCACTGTGAGAACGGTACGGAACTAATACACGAGTGGAGTAAAGGGTACAAGGGTTATACGTTTGAAGAAACCCAAGCTAAGATTGACGAGTGGGAGTTCGGACCTACTTCATGTGCTGAGATGGACAAACACATCGACTGTGCTAGTGATTGCGCCATGGCTGACAAGTGCAAGTTCTCAATACAGTTAGGCAACAAGGAACAAGCAGAGTCCGCTAAGGACGAAACGGAAACGGACGACGAACAGCCTGCGACAGTACCGGTAATAGAAGGGCAGAAAATTCCATATTGGCCGATGACCGGCTATCGTTGGAACGGTAAGTCATTGTCTAGGTCGATCAAGGACGACGATGGAGTTGTACACTGGAGACCGTTCTGTAGGTCGTTCATATACCCTATCAACCGTATACAAGACTCCGAGGGCACTTGGGTAATTCAGTGGCGTGCCAAAGAAAAGAATGGCAGGTGGCGTGAGTTCTTCATGCCCACCTCAGAGTTAGCGTCAACGGATATGATGGCAAAGACTCTAGCGTCGCACGAAGTCTTCTTAATGAGAACAAATAAATCAAGGAACGACATGGCTGAATTTGCAGAAGGTCTCATCGAAACCCTCCAAGCGTGGCGTATGGAAACCAAAACATACAAGCAGTTTGGTTGGACCGAAGACAGAAAAGGTTTCGTAATAGGAACCAACATGATTAAGCTAGAAGGCGAGGAAGAAGTACTATGCGACGAGGATATGCCGGCGGACGTAGTTGTTAACTTCGGAACCTCCGGAACCTTAGAACAGTGGACGGCTAACATAGACACGCTGTACAACAGACCGGGAGCAGAGCCGTTTCAGTTCGCGGTGTGCCACTCGATGGGTTCTGTACTTGTTGAACTCATGGGTTCTTCGAACTGGCACGGGCTGCCTCTCGCTTTTACTGGGTATGGTGGCACGGGTAAATCTACAGCGGCTAAGATAGCGTGTGGTTTCTACGGCAACCCTGCGTACATGGAGCGCCAAACGGGCGAACAAGGTTCCACACTAAACGCTGTGATTAAACGTATCGCTATTATGGGCGCCGTACCTATGCTGCTCGACGAGTTCTCCGGTCGAGCGCCCGACGAGTTGACTAGAACGGGTTACGCCCTGGCTAACGGACGAGACAAAGAGCGCCTTGGTTCCAACGGTAAATTTAGCACAGTTGGTGGTCAGTGGTTTAAGAATAGTTTTATCACGTCGAACGACTCGTTACACGAGAACATTAGTAAACTACCTGCGGGCTTCAGAGTTGAAGCGACGCAGTTGCGCTTCTTCGAGATACAACTACCCGAGAACTTTAGAGCCGATGTATTCCCAGACATAACACAGTCGTTTGTAGAAGACCACATGGACAACGTCTACGGCGAAGCGTGCCGACCTTTCATTAGGTTTGTTATTAAGCACCATGACTGGGTGCGTAGGCAAATAACCGCTGCTCGTGGTAAATTTAATCCAAAGTCTAGCGACGACAACAAAGAGCGTTTCTACAGAGACACTATCGTAACTGCTATAGTGGCCGGTAAGATTGCTGAGAAGATAGGGTTAATATCTTTTGACATAGCGGGCATGAAGAAGTGGGCACTGGAACAAATTGTTCAGATGCGCGAGAGCCGTAAAGAAAGTAACACAGATATTAGTGAGCACATCGCTCAGTTTATCTCGACGCTTCCGGGACGACTCATCATTACGCTTAGGTTCGGTGACGCAAGAGCCAAGAAAAAGGAAATGCCTTTAGAACATTTAAGGGCGCCAGCAGTTGGTAGAGTTTGTACCGAAGATAAGAAGGTGTACATAATGTCTAAGGCTGTTAACGATTGGTGTAAAGAACACGGTGTGGCTCCAGCTGCCATGAAAGAGGAACTAGACCGCGGCGGGTATTTAATATACCACGCAGATGGTAAGCCTGCAGCTAAGTGCTACATAGGTTCGGGTACTACAGTTCCAAGTGGACAAACACGATGCTACGAGTTCAACTATGGCAAACTGTTCGGCGACAACGCCCCTTTGAACTTGGTTGAAACCGACGAAGGTGTAGCCACTGAGACGCTGTTAGATGTAGAGTAATTTCGCGAGAGGGGTTTTTCATGTTATGTTTTTCCCCACGCGAAGGTGCCAGCAGGAGGTGTGCCGTTAAAAAACGCCTGCAGTTGGGGGACTTCCACCTAGCCTTTCGTATTAGGGAGGCGATTTCCAGGGGGTGTGACCTAGCCGACTAGCCGACGAGACGGGCTACCTACTTCTTGACATCCACTATAAGAATAACGCGGTCGCTATCACTTTCGTTAGCCGCCTCGTGCTCTATAGTGTCGTCAAATAATACAGCTTCCCCCTTTTTCCAGTGGTGTGTTTCTTCCCCAACACGTATCCAACATTTAGGAGGGCATATCAACCCTAGGTGTAGTCTCCATACCGAGTCGGTGTAACCTACGTGAGGTGTTATAACACAGCCCGCTTTCAAAACAGAAAATCCAGCTATGAATACTCCAGGAATACTGTTTATTATCTCAGTAGTTTTAGGGCACTCGTTAAGCAGGTCTTCGCCTTGGAACTTTATACCATACGCTTCCCACTTGCCATTGTGTAGGTGCGCCTCAGGCCACTGTTTTGTTTTGGATGACACCTTTAGGTACTCAGCCAAGATGACTTCGACGTTATCGGTAAGTTTTCTTATGGGTTTATAGTCTTCTGCAGTGTGAAACATTTTTCTCCTCAAAAAAGAAAGGCCCGGAAAAAGAGGAAACCGAGCCTTTAGTGGTACTGTTTAGCCTGTACCAAGGCAGCGAACTATTCGGTTCCCAAACTACGTCTGGAGTTGCGTTCCCGTTTCCCTTGTTTCCTAGAAGCCCCTAATAGGGACCTAATAGAAGTTCGTTTAAGGGCCTTGTAATCATTGTTGAAGAACGGTCTTACTTTGTCCTTAGCGTCCTGTAACTCGTGGAACTCTGTTTCAAGCACGGCCATCTTCTTGAAGTCACCTGCTTCATCAGCATCCATGTACTGGTTCCTAATGTCAGACTGAGCTTCGCTGAAGTACTCTTTCAGCTCGTACTGTTGACCGTAGGTCCACTTAATCTTACTCAAGTCAGCGGCAGGAATACCTAGTGCGTTTGCTAGTAAAGGTAACTTACTAAAGTGACTAGGGTCAGCCACTAGGTCTCCGTTTCTAAGCGAGTAACCTTCGGTTCCAATTCTCCACGACTCCATGATTGTTTTAATGCCTTTAGGCATAGCGGACTCAACGGCACGGTACGCGTTTCCTTCAGAGGCGAACTCTGCGGAACGAATTGCGCTGGACGCTGTGCTACCAGTTGGGCCTAAGAAGGTACCAAAGAACGCGTCTCTAAGTCCTTCTTGAGACAACTCTAGGTCTATGAACGGTGCTGGGTGAAATATTTTGTCTTGGCTTAATTTGGTTGACATGTCTATGCCTATTATAGAAGGCAGTCCCCTAGATATTAGGTTCGCTAACTCCGGGTCGTCAATGTACTTACCGATAATACGTTCGATGTCTTCCGGCTCTTCACCACCAGAGAATAAGGAGAACGCTCCAGCTACTACACCAATGAAAGGAAGGCCTCTAACACCTCCAAACATACCTGCGTGCATTAGCATGTATCTTAGGGTCTTGTACCCCACTGCTTTTTCTTCCGCAGTTGACCCCGCCCACGCGGCTTTCGCTGCATTGGCGTAAACCCAACCCATCATGAATTGATACTTACGGTACTGAACCATTAGCTTAGGAAGTCGTTTAAGAAGTCTTGGGGCGTCCGTGTTAGAGAAGTCACCTTGTGTATCTTGAACAATCTTCATAGCGAACTGAGAAGGCGTCATACCTAGGTGTTTAATCTTACCCGGTTGCTTAATCGCCATATCGTGGGCTGCTACAGCTGTAGACACACGATTGTACATCTCTACTACTCTAGCTGCTTGGTACAGTCGGTGTGTTACATCACTAGCAGCACCGCTCGCTTTGTTGAGTACATCAGAGCCAGTGTTAAGTCTAGTAAACTCAGCTAGGTCTTGTTCCATACCAACGTCTAATAGCTTTCGGTCCTGCAGCATTTTGAACAACTCTTTGTACTTAGGGTCTAGCTTAGAAAAGTCAATTTCCGCTTGTCTGTGTAAGAACTTACCGTTTTGTTTTTTAAACGTAACCACGTCTCGCGCTACTTGGTACCCCGTGCCAAACATAGGCAACAGAGCTTTCATAGTCCCTTTGTAATCCCCAAACGTAGCGGCCAGTACAGGTACAGTAACCATCAGCGGTTGAGTGGCGTTTGTAAAGTGATAGCCCACGCTTGATGTAAGCATCCACACAGTATTAAACGCCGCTATAGTGTTTGCTATTGGTGTCTCCTTACCCTCTAACATAGATGTGTAGTGCGACACTAACATGTTGTACACCGGTACTAGTTCCTCAGGGTCAGTCTTAGCTTCTTGCTCCGCATTTACTAGCGCCGCGGCTATATCAGCGCCATGCTCCATCTGAGAAATTAAGTTAGCTTCGGCTCTTGAATGAGATAAAAACGAGCGAATCATGTTAGACTCGAACCCAGCTATACCTTCTCGCTTGGCTTGGGACTCCCTTGCGTTACTCTCATCTAGCGAACTCATGTACATTTCTTGTACCAAAGACTCCATGGCTTTGTATGCCGTTGGGTCTATGTTAGAAGCCTTCATGGTGCCTAGTACTTTACTAAGAACCTTGTGGTTAGACACGTTGCCTTCACTCACCGTTTTAATCTTTTCTGTAGTAGTGGCGCTCTCGTACAACGCTTTCTTTTCTTTCTTGAATCTACTAGCTTCGCCTATAGTGTCGAAGAACTTAACTACGAAGTGCGCTTCTTTAGCGCGAAGGTTATCTACGCGACGTTTGTTTATTTTGTTGGCTCGTAGCTCGTACGCTTTCTCTGCTTTAATTAAGGCTCCAGACTTAAGGGTCGTAACGTAGCTACCAAAACGTTTCAGAGGTGCGTATGGGCCGTCTAGAACTCCAGTGTGGAAGAACGCGTCACTTACGCCTTTAGCCTTAGCAATAGCGCGCTTACGCTGTATCATAGTTTCGCCGTGGGCGAATACGTCTTTAACTAGTTGCTGTTCAGGTGGCCGTAAAGCGTCGAACCGCTTACTCATTTCCTTGTCGACTTTTACTTTTCTACCTTTAAACTTAGGGTCATAACCCCAGGCTCTATCCAAAGTAGAGTCAGCAATAAATTTGTTTACAACAGCTAGACGCTCATCGGACATCTCACGGGCTTGCACCGCAACACCCTCTACGTGCCTCTTAATTTGGTTTGCTGTTTCTTCGGCCTTCAGTATTAAGTTAAACCAAATAGAAGCACCGGGCATCTTAATTTTGTTCTCTTCAATAAACTGATGCAAGAACTTGTTTTCGTTGGAAGCTCGTTTCATTATGTTACTGAACGTCTCCCAATGTTGGATACCCGTGTCGCCAAACACAGCCTTAATAGTCTTTCTAGTATTGCTAAGGTCTTTTTTGTTCTTTTTTGGGTTAATGGACTCTTGCGAACGAGCGGCTTGGTTCGCGTCTTTTCGTAGCCTTTTAAGGTCTTTCGCGTCACGGGCTTCTCTTTTGAACCCTATACTAATCTCGCGGCTAGCGGAACCAAACTCGTCCATTGCTTCCCGCGCGGCTCCTAGCGATAAGTCCAACAAGTCCTCAACAGTCAACTCTGCAACTCCGGCCCTAGACATCCCTAACTTTTGTAGAGCTTTTCTAAACGAGGATACGATTAGAAAAGCTATGTTTTCTACGCTACCTTGCTTAGCGACAGCGGAGGGCTCTACTCCAGCTTCTACTGCGTACTGTATGAAGTAAGCGATGGTTTCAGACTCTATAGTACTACCGGGGATGGTTTTACCTTCTTCCTTCGCTCTAGCTCTAATGCGGGCCAGTTGTTCCGACACTCTACCGGCAATAGCTACTGGGTCTTTAGGGTCCAGACTTCCGTCTTTCATTAGAGGTAACGTAGGCTGGTCGGATACCATCCAAGTTTCAATTTTACCTATTACGTGCTCCAAGTCTAAGTCGGAAAACAAGCTTTCCAAACCTAGATGCACTCCTACTTCGTGCAGGAACAGCGCTAACTCGGTACCCTCTTCGATGTTTTCCATAACGAATACCACGTCTTCATCCAAACCGGTGGCGGTTTGCTGGGTTCTATAAACACCACCCACGCCCGTAGAAGTTGGTGTGTCATTTGGGAACAAAGCGTTAAGCTCCGCCACCGTATCCACGAAGTGGAAGTGGTCACGTATGAGTTTAGGTACAGCCCCCTTATTAAACAACATACTTAGTAGGCTGTCGAACTTCATAGCCTTCTTATTGTTTTCGGCAGTAGCCTTCGGTTTACGCATAGCCGCAATGGCGTTCGCAGCGTCTGAGAAGCTTTCTTTACGCTCCGCTTTCGCTTTCTTCTCCGCTTTCGCTAGCTTAGATACTTCCGCACGGAAACCAGGAAAGTCTCGGGCCTGTAGCATTTCAGACAACGTAGGGTGGTCTAAGAACCAGTCGTCACTCTTTAGCGTTTTGTTTGCAAACGCTATGGCGTTGTCCCTAGCGGCGGCCGTGGACTCCTCTTTCTTAATCACATCCTTAGTTGACTTGTGCGAGCGCCCATCTTCCAAAGCTTTAGCGATGTCGGTTATCTCGGACTCAAACGCTTTGTACTTTTTCTGGGTTAGTATTTTCTTTAGGTGAGGGTACTCAGAGGCCCATAGGGCGCCCAGGATATCCTTCGCGCCGGCTTCCAGTTGCTGTACTACTTTCGGTTTCCGTACTGTTTCAGTACTCTTTTTTCCACGTCCATCAGCGGTTGCCCCAGCTCTTTCAGGTCGCCTATCAGTTTTGCGCTGTCCGTTAACCACTTTTTCATCTTTAACTTCTGTCCTTTTGTTGGGTTCAGCATTTGGAGTCTCTCCTTTTTGGTTACTAAATTTATCGTTAATTACTTGAGCGTCTTCTACTAGAGCCGAAGGGTCTCCCTTTTCCATAGCAAGGCCCACAGCGTTAATCCAAGCGTACTTAGCTGTTACATGTAAGTCGTTGAACGAACCGGCTTCCTCTGGTTTGCTTTCGTCCCAAGATTCTTGTATTTGTTTAGCCATACCTTTGTCCCCCATAACGCGGGAGACTAAACCCTCTTGCCCCTTACGAGACTTGTTAATCCTAGCTTGGTCCTCAGTTTTTCCTTTCGCTTCCGCGTTCTTGGCAACTAGGGCTTTTCCCTTTTTGTCTGGAGACGCAACGCCTTCTATAGCACGGGTACCCCCTGCTGCGACGCTGCCCATACCATGGTCAAACACGTCTACTACGTCGTCGTTTGACGTCTCGTCAGCGTCGGCTACTACTTTTTTAGTTTCGTTTTCGTTTGGAACGAACCCTTCTACTTCAGCTGTTTGGGCATCTTCGTTATCAACCGAGGCTTCCCCAAGGGTCTTGCCATCTTCAGTTCGCAACTTAGTAGCTTTTAGTTGTTCTTTAGTACCTTCACCTGCAAATTCGGTGAAGTATCCCATAATAGATTTAACAGCAGCGTCTGCTGTCGAGCGACCTTTAAGGCCTGCGGCTTTAGCGATAGCTGCGGAGCCGGTTTTACCGTCTCCATAGAAGTACTCACCTAGTGTATCAGTTTCGATAGCATCAAGGATTACATCCAGTACCTTCACCTGTGTGTTGGTTAACTCAATTTCACCACTAGCCACCGCGGCTGCTATTTTAGCGCCTACGTCCTTAGTCGCTACTGAAGATTTATCTTTGGATAAACCCCCTTCAGTGGTAGTCCCTAGCTCTGCTAGTCGCTTCTTAACTTTAGCCTTAGCCAGTGTTCTACTAAACAGAGTTTCCCCGGAGCCGTACACGCCTTTCTTACTTTCAATAGCTTTGGTAATTTCTGGGTACGCTTCCAAGTCACCTAGGGCTTCAGTGGCTTCTTTATGGGCTAAGTCTTTCTTAGAGTTCTCTTTGTAAGGAGAAGTAATAACAGGGGCTTCAGTAGTCCCCGGTACCTCATTCGAAATAGGGCCCGGAGTAGCCGGCTTAGCGGCTGCTTTAGCTTTACCCTTCTTAGGGCCTGCGTTGTTTCTTTTAGCAATCGCCCACTCAGCAGGGTCTAGTTGTTCTCTAGCCGTTTGTTCCACAGCGGCAATGCCACCTAGGTTTTTATCTGAGTTAGCAACGTTTAGTGCGTCAATTAGAGGAGCAACAATAGCGTCTACTTGCGCTTGTTCTTCCGGAGTTCTATTAGCTTCTACATCTTTAAATTTTGAGTGTGCATCCAAAGCAGCGAAGTACGGTTCTCTACTGTCGTCCACTTCTGGGAGTAAGTCTTGTACCGCTGGGTCGCTTAAGAACGCTTCTATGACATTGTCATTAGTGTCGTACTGCTCGTTTTCTTCCTGCCAAGCTACGAACGCAGAGCCAAGGTCAGACTGCTCGTTGGCTATGTCTAGTCTTTGCTGCTGTGCTTGGTTCGCTGCGTTTTCTTCTTCCCACTTATTCTCGTCGGGGAACGACTCCGCGGCTTTGCGTCGGTTAGTCCTAGTAATCTTTTCTTGTTTTATTTCTTCCTGCTGCTGACGAACAATGTCAAAACGTGGGTCTTGGAATACCTCATCGGTGCTAACGCCTAGTATCTTAGACCATTTAACAGCGAAGGCTCTACTGTCTTCAGTGGACGCTATAGCGCCTGCGTCACCTATAAACTCGTCGTCCTCTAGGGCTTGCGCTTGCTCTGCTAATATGGCAGCCTGTGCTTCCTTACTAGCTTCGCTTAATTCGTCTTTGGCTAATGCAGCCCTAGCGATGTTTACACCACCACCCTGTCCCGCACCAGCGAACGCGCCCATAACGGCATCACCACCGACGTCCTCCAGTAGTGGGGTACCAGTACCAAGGTTCTCAAATACTTTCTCTTGCGCACCTTGTAATAATTCTTCACCACCTTCGAACCCAGCACCCTTAGCAACATCTACTGCGTTAGCTCGTAGACCCTTTTTGGCCGACTGCTCTATTAAATTGGTAGCGGCTCCTGTAACTTTACTAGTAACGACCTCATCAGGGTTGAGTACACCCGCTTTGGTAGCCATTTTTCCGCTAATCAGTGATATACCCGCGGTTGCCATACCTGCTGGGACAGCAGCTAGTCTGTCTGTGCTGTACTCACCGGACGTACCGGTCTTCTCAATAATATTTTTAGTTACTTCACCAGACGTAATAGCACCTTCACCAACTGCGGCTGCGGTATTACGCCCCATGTTAGCTATCTTACCAAGACCAGCCACTTCGGCACCTGCTTTAATACCTTTAGCAGCGAGACCGCCACCAAACATGTAAGGTACAGATGTGGCAATTAGGTTGGCAACTTGACCTGGATGGTCAGCTACAAATGAACCAGCTTCGCCACCTTGGGCAACCATAGCGTCAATGTAGTCCATAGTAGAGGCGTCAGGGCCTAATGAACCTGCAGCTTCTTGAAGTCGTGTGGATAGTTCTTGGTTAATCTCTTGTTGTCTATCGGATAGTAGAGCCTCGTCTAGTGCTTCGCCACCTTTCTGTAGCCAAGCTGACAACGGGTCGGCTACGTAGTGCAACCCTGGAACCAAAGAACCAAGTCCAACTAATGCTCCTGCTGCTTTCGCAGTACCTGATATTAGACCGGTAGCAACGTCAGCTACATCTCTAACGCCACTTGTTTCCTCTGACTTATAGTCATACCCACTATCGGTTTGAGCACCACTAGTTCCTCTGCTGGGTATAGTCTGCTCTGCGCCAAAGGTGCGCTGGACGTAATCGTTTAGCTGTTTATCAGTTGCGTTATCAGGGCCATCGAACTCGTATACTGTTCCGTCTGGGCCCGTGGTCTCGTATGTTGCCATTTTAGGTTCCGGTGTTTACTTTTTTACACGTGGCGTTGAAAACCCGCCGTTATTCTCAACTGGTTTGTTGTTTCCGCCGCCCAAACCTGTGTTCGAGCTGTTGTTTCCGCGCGCACGGTTTAATAGTTGTTGGTGTGCTATCTCGGCTTCTGCAACTTTGTCCCAGTCAACCTTAAGCCCAGACGCTGTTGCTGCCCTAACTAGTTTGGCGTACGTACCGTCAGGGTCACTAGTGAATTCGTTCATCGACTTAACGTTTAGGTCACCTTCGTAGTCTCTACCGCCGGTTTTTGCTTCTGCGTTAAGCTTATTCGTCTCGGCTTTAATCTTACCAAGTCCAGCTTTGTTCTTTTTAAACGTAGCCATTTGGTTAGCCAACTGTAGCGCACCACCTGGAGTGGCAAAAGCCTGCACGTTGGCTCTTAGTTCTGCTTCGTTAGCGCCTTGCACGTAGTACGGCTCCATAGGAACAGTGTCCCCATTCTCGTGGGTGAAAGAATTAGCTAGTACAACGCTACCGTCTTCCAAGGTAAACCTTCTAACTTCGTTGCCTTCAACGCCATCGTTATCACTTAACCAAGAGGCTACGCCTTGGATACCGCTCTTAGGGTCAGCAAGCATAGCTTGGATTTCCGCAGAGTTAACATTAGCGTCTTTCAGTATGCCAGCGATTTGAGCGGCGTCCATGGTCTTAACCATAGCAGCGCCTTTACCTTCTTGGTCGCCGTGAAGACCAAACACCTCTATAAGGGCTTTCTTAGCTTCTTCCGGAGAACCCCATTTAGTGTTCTGGTGCTCTAGTAGCGCATCGTTTAGTGGTTTGTTTTGGTTCCACGTCATCTGGGCCGTCTGCACGTCAATTTGTTTCTGCTTAGCGTTTAGGCGTTCTGTTTTAGTCTTCGCGTCTATAAGCTCTGTGTTTGCAAACGTTTGGCCTGTATCGGCTACGGTTTTGTCTACTGTTGCCTGCGCTTGCTCAACCTTAATAGGGTTCACTTCTTGTTTAAACTTAGTGTCTTCTACCACTCCACCTGTCTGGGCGTCAGTTAAACCTGTGGACGCCTCAGTTTTTTTTCTGGTTGCTTCCAACTGGTCAAGGCGGGTCTGCATAGACTCAAAGTCGTATTTGTTACTTAGTCCTTTACCTCTAATGTCTGCTATTTTAGCTTGCATATCCAGTGAGCCGGCAATGTCTCCGTAGCGGGCAGCGTTGTCACTTAACCCTTGGTACTTAGCGGTTCTAATATCGTCCATGGTGCCGTAGTTCTTACCGCCCATAGAGAAACCAGTTGATGCACCTGAAGCATCGAACTGCTCCTCTACTTCTTGGCCCATGATGTCTCTAGCCGCGCCGTCTCGACCGAAGTCGTTTACCGCGTCGTACGTAGACTTAAAGTTATCGGCAAACTGTTGCCATCCTGATTTACGTGCCATAATTAACCTCCGTAGAATCCGCGTTTACCGCCGTTAAACATACCAGTGTTGTACACACCAGCCGCTGCACCAAAGGCGCCACCAATATCACCAAGTAAACTACCTCGGTTCTCACTTTCTTGCATGGCTATCTTAGTCTTGTTATTTAGTACGTTGCCCATAGTATTCAAGTTCATGTTTAGACCGGTACCGATTGTTGATGCACCTTGGTTCATACCTTGCATGTAGTCCTGCCCTGCTCCACGATAAGCGTTAGTAGCGTTAGCACCAGCAGAAGCTGCGTTGCCGTACGCCGAAGTAGAAGCTCCAGATAAGTAGTTACCCAAACCTGCTGCTTGGACTTTACGGTTGAAGCCTGCATCTACTGCACGCTCTCTAGTACCTGTCATTGCACCAGCTCTGTTCGCCGAGTGCATAAGTGCGTTCTGAGCACCTATACCTTGGAACTTACCTGAATTTGGATTGACACCCATACCTGCCATAGCTCGTTCGTTGGCCTTAGTTGTTCTGTTAAAAGCCAGCC